CTGTTGGACCCAACAATGGCTGAACAGATACGATCTTGTTAGCAATAAGTTGTGGGTAGATACGACGGACAAGAGGAATCGAAATTCTCTTGAACTGAGCAATGTCGCTCGTGTCGGTGCTGGCTTCGTTTACCAGTCTTTGATTTTCGAGAAGAACTGCTGTGGCAGAGCGGACGTATTTATCTTCGATCTTGTTCAAAAGACCAGTCTTTGCCCAGCGAGCTTCTAACTGCTTTGCTTCATTAAGAAATCTAGCATTTGCGTTCATATTTTTTTATCCTTTTGATAGTTAGAATCGCTTATTGTGTCTTTAATCCAGATAGGACCAAAAGTTGATCCATTTCGCTGTTTCCCGTGTTATATTCCGCTATAACTTGGGCATCTTCAGCGACTTGTCCTCTCCCCGTTGCATTCTTTGCTTTTTCAATCTTTTCTTTCTGTTCTGTAATGACCTTGGCCTTTCTGTTTTCGGCTGTGGCCCTTGTATTTTCTGTAATTACGTTTTCAGCTTGACGCTTCCACTCGTTTAGCTTTGTATTTTCTGTAGAAAGACGGATGTTACGGGCTTCCATAATTCTAAGTTGGCCCTTCATATCTTCCATTTGCTTAGAAGCAGATTCCAATTTCGAGCTTGTCACTACGTTGAATTCGGCATCTGAGAGATAGTTAGAAGTTACTTCTACAATCTTGTCCAAAGCAACCTTGTGTTCTACCATGCGTGGGTCGTTTAATACTTCACGACGAGCTTGCTCGTAGATTTCTTGGCCCTTGAATTGCAAGAACTGGTCTACTTTGTCAACAATGTATTCCTTCATTTCTTGAAGCTTACTGTCGTATTCTTCATACATTTCAACTTCAAGTTGGTTGTTTTTTTCACGTTCGCTCTTCAACATTTGATAGGCTTCTTCATAGCCTTCTTGAAGTTGTGCGTTATATTCTTCGCCTTGTGTTTCAAGGCGATTACGCAAATCTGCAATAATTGCATATGCTTCCTCATAACCACTCTCTGCTGTCTTTTCGGACTCAGATAGTTCATTAGAAAGCTCGGAATAGGCTTCTTCGAGTTTTTCGTTGTACTCTTTTTCGAGAGTAGACTTAGCCTCTTCCAACATCTTTTCAACCGAAGCTGCGACCTCATTGATTTCAGATTCTGGCAATAGCTTCTTTAGTGCTTCTACAATTTTATTATCCATTAGCCTAACCTCGCTTTAATGTTGCTAGTTTGTTGTTCTATTATTCCACCCAAACAAGCGATAATAGCTTCTTTATTTATGCTTCTACTTTCATTTTTAGTAGAAGAATTGCTAAAATCATTTGTTGGAAGATAACTTTCTTTTTTACCTACTACTTTCTCCTGAAAAGCAGCATGTGTGCTTGGATCAGCTACTGCATCGAATGTAATAAGTTTATAGCTTTCGCCAATAATAAACTTACCATTTTCATCTTTGCCATTGCCGACGCCACGGCTGCTAATACCTACTCGGACACCATCATTGAGTAGTGCCCTGAGGATACGACCAGCCGGTGTATTTAATATCTCGCCTTCGCCCATTAAGTTATTGCCTTCCCACCACACTTTAGTAACGATATGGGACGCTTTCTCAAAATGGATAACACTATCAGTAGGGTGATCTAATTCTCCTACTAATCCACGAGCCTCAATAATAGGACATAACTTCTTTACGTTCTCATCGAGAACTCTGAAGGGATAAACCCTATTGTTTTTATTTGTGGCTTCTGCTTCTTGGAACTTGCCCCTGAATTTCGTTGTCCCCTTATCGGTTGACTCGTTGAGATTCAAGACAAAGCCGCCATCGGAGCAGCAGTCAATGAGTAACATGTCTCTGCCGTTCATTAGGCTCCTTATTTGTCAACAGTTAAGTTAGATTTTCCAGGCACATACGGATTATTCAAATTCGGCCATGTGTCGCTAGATTGCCACCGACTCAAATTATCTCCGTCTTTATCGGCACCCTTTTCGCCATTCATGGCGTAATCGCCGAATGGTTCAGGAACGTAAGGATTCTTCAATGAAGGATAGGTGTCTTCGCCACCGATATTTCCCCATCCATGATTTCTCATTTCGTCATCCAAGTTATTCTTGAAGGATTTGCCGTCACTTACAGGAGCTTCGCTGCCCCAATCGCCATTGAGATTGCTTGCCACTGCATTGTGTTGCTTTGCGGCCCAACTTGTTTTTGGGTGGTCTCCATTCACAGAGTGATGTGGATTATTAGAAACATCCCAATCTCCTTCCATATCATCAACATTGGATTCAAGCAACTCTTGCAAGTAATTTGCAATTTGCTCTGCCAAGTTGAGGTTTGGTTGAGATTCACGATTTAGAACGGACTCACAGTCAGACATAAAATCGCTTGTTTCTATCTTGGTTACTTCATCGCCGCTCTCGATAGCGACCTTGTGAATTTCGTGCAAAGCCTTGTAAAGATCAGAGAATACTCTCAAATCGGCATTATCGGATTCATCAAGTTGCTTGTAGAACTTGTCTGCAACAGTTTTGAATTCCAAATAAGCGTCTTTGCATTCTTTGCATTCGCTAGTAACATCGTGTCCAACGCCAGCTACTGTGGCAATCTTCTTAACACGATCTGTATAAGCGTGATGTGCAGTTCTTAGAATGGCTTCGGCCATGAACGTGCATGTGTCATCATCGAAATTGGTGGCACTAGCCATTGAGAGTGCTTCTGCAATTTGCTGTGCCAATTCATCTTGCGTGAGATAAAGTACATTCGGCCATTTCGAAACGATTGCTTCGAGTGTTTCCTCCACGGCAGAATTATCAGAAATGTTGTTGTAACGCTTCAAATCTGCCATTGCACGAACAAAAACTTGATCTTCATTTATCTTTTTAGAACCGTTGCGGAGAAGCTTACATTCGTGATCCAAAGTTTTCCAATTGAAGGAAAGAATCTTGCCTTCATTTCTCTTGGCGAGAGTTGGAATTGCTACGTCAGTAACATTGCCACGGTCGTCTGTGCGTACTGCGGAATTCTTGAATACAGGACCAAATTCCTTGTAATCTAGGTAATCCATTACGTTTTCGCATAGTATATTCCATTCATTCATGTTTTTGGTTTTACGAACGTATGTGCGCCAACGTGGGTTCTTACTGCCACCTAATTTATTGGCAGCAATTTTTCTCTTACGAGCCCGTTCTGCTTTTTGGCTGGGGGACATTTTTTTCAGTGACTTTAATCTTGCACGAGTTCTCTTGGCAACTAAACTGCGACTTTGCTTTTTGTGACGAAGCTTCGAAAATTTACCGGTTGGTCTGGAAGCAACTCCTTTGAACCCTTCATTCACTAACTCATGCTTGATAACCGGAGAATTGAAGTATTCATCAAATAGTGAATTTGCTTTGGCATTGTTATTTTCCAAAATAGCATCTACCAATTGGTTTACAATTCCGTGGGCCGCTTTTTTGCCCGATTCTTCATCAATTACCAATTCTTTAATGTTTTCAAGAATTACTTGGTCGTTTTCTACCTTGTAAATGGCATGGATAAAAGTGCCATCTTGTGTTTTGTATGTTACATCGTTCTCGCTGTAGCAGAATAACTCAACATCGACGCCTAAAGTCTTGCCTAGAACGTCTTCTGCTGCCATCAATTCTTCTTCTGCACGAGAGAGCGAGCCTTCTTGAAGTTTGCCGAAGGCTTCAAAACTTATAAGTTTTCTTTTCATATTCGATGAACTCCCTGTATACTAGTTTGACTGTGCTCGGTTCGAGCCAAAATATTAAATGAACCATTGCTAAATCTATATATTAACTGACTTGTAATATTTATCAGCTAATTTAGTTAATTGTAATTGAGCGTTACTAAAAATAGTTTTGCTGCATTTATATAAGTATGCAGAAGCACAGAAAAAACAATAAAAAATTGTTGTCATTTGGTAATTACGTTTCTTATCGAGAGAATAATTCGGACGATGACCACGGTTTTACTGGAGATATTGATCGCAAATCGGTTGTTGGCGGAGAAATTGCTCCAATTTCCGCAGCCCTTGCAAGAGCGTTGTCTACACATAAGAGTAAGACAATTAAATTTTTGCGAGAACTTAACGACTATAAAATTAACGTCATACTCGATAAGATGAATGCCGACGAACTTAACAAACCCTCATTTAGTAGTTCGCCTAATAATATGGACGGCGACGTTTTATCGCCTAATACAGCGGATTCTGTCAGTGGCGAAATGTTATGAACCGTTTCTGCGTTTTTGATTTAGACAAATTCAAAGTTTTTGACACTAAAACCAATACTTTCTAGCAAGTTGCAGATTCTCTTCGGATATAATGTATCCGGAAGCGTCTCCCACTACTGAATCAACAGAACAGTAGGGGCATAATGCTGTTTCGCCTTCATCTGTATATTTATTGATTTCGTTTGCAGGGAATATTTTACAACAAGAATAACAACCAGCCTTGCCGGAAATGTTCAGCAAGGCTTTGTTTTTCATAGAGAATTGCGATAATTGTCTATATCCGATCATTCATCTCCTATGCTTCTGTCCTTGTCTTCATGATCTTGTTCAGAGGAGTAGTTCTGAATTTCCAAATCGAATTTCTTTATATCTTCTTCGCTTGGATCCTCAATTTCTTGTCCTTGTGGTTGCTGCCCTTCTGGTGCGGGTGGTTGGTTTCCTTCCATTGGTGGTGTATCCGGGGCATTTGCTGCTGGAGGGGGGCCACCCATTGGTGACATTTCGCCCATATCGGGTGATAAGTTCGGGGATGGGCCACCGGCTTCGGTTCCTAATTCTTGACCCGATTGTTCTTGACTGGGGATACCAACGCCCAAAATTGCTGGGTTCTGTGCTACGATCTGTAACTTCAAGTCTTCAAGTTTTTGTAGTTTCAATCGTGCCAACATTTCTTCGGTTTCATCTTTCGAGAATTTAAATATCGAACTGTAAATGTCGAAATCAGACATTAATTGGCTACTCTTGAGTGTTCCGGCATTTGCATATCGAGCAGCAACAACTTCATTTCTGGATAGTTCCCGCCAATCGGATGGTGGTGTCATCCTAATTTTTAGGTCTTCATAATCTTCTTCTGGAAAACCTCTTAATTGAAGGTGCCGTTCGGCAATCTCCATAAGACCATTTTCAAATTGTCCTTGCAATCTTTCGATCATGCGAGCAAATTTAACGTCTTGAGCAGACAAAGTAATTCTTGTGGCATTGACATCTTCGTTGGAAAGGTAGTTCTTTGGAAAGTTCATTGCTGTGAACAATTTATTTCTGAAGTAAATTGCGTCATCAATTTCGCCCAAATTTTGGGCACCTGGCAATGTTTCAATACGAGTATTGGCATTCGGACGAATTGGAATCCAGTAATCTTCGTCCGCTGCCGGTGGTTGCCATCTTTCTTCAACTTGATTGGCCCCCGGCACACTTTTATTGCTTGCTACTTTACGCTTGCGGAATGAGTCTTTCAAACGATCCAAGAATGCTTCTGCTTTAAATGGCGGCAATTGCCCTACGTCAATATAAAATACCCTACGCTCTGGCGCACGGGTCAAACGATATACAACCATTGCATCTTCCATCAACCGAAGTTGGTGGGCGGGCGAACGGGCTGGCTCAATGAGTGATTGCCCATAAGGATAGAATGTTTTTCTATCATCGCCAATTCTCATGTGACAAATCTGGGTAGCAGCGAACCGAATGGCTGTAGATTGGGTGAGTTCAGATTCTGTCTGATCTATTACAGGACCAGAAGTAATTGCCTTATAATCTGGTCCCTCTTTAGATTGTTGATATTCTACCAATTTACCTCGAATGCTTTCGATTCGATACATCGTTTCGGGAGGTAAAGGTATAAGTTTCAAAATACCATCGGACGGCTTGTCTGGATTGATAATGTATTCCAAAAACCAATCGCCATTGATAAGCAAATTCTTAAACCACTTCCAAGAGTGTTCGTTGAGGTTGAGCATCTTGCGATGTTTCATCGTGAAATTTAGTTCCTTCACAATTTCCTCGTTTTTACACTCAATTTTGAATATGTCTCCGTTTTCATTTTTCTGGCAATTATGCACGATGGCAGAGTCTGTGGCAAAGCATAGATGTTTCTCGACAGACAAATCATACACATCTATTTCTGGCCCCTCGACAATCCCTACAACTCTACGGGCGTCCTTATTCCGGGCAAGCGATTTAACTTCCTTTAGAGAAAAGCCTTGCTTTCTCATCCAGTTGTTGGCTGTCTTCCAATCGTGCCCCAAGGTTTTTGCGATCTGGCGGACAGATAGATCACCGGCAATCATGCGAACAACTTTGTTGGCCTTTTCAAACTCTTCAGAGGTCTTTCCAGACTTCCAATCTTCAACGAATTGTCTTTCATGAATCCAACCTTTGTTATGTGTATATATTCTTGGGTATTGCCCGGTCTTTAGTTTGGTTAATGTTTGGTTGGCAGGTAGGCGGTAGAACGGCATAAGCTCGTCTCCGAATGATAACTCTCCACAAGGAACCCATGTCCCATTTTTTTTGAGGATTCTATGGTCGGGGGTAGCAATTAAATTCTGCCCGTTATCGAAAATGATTTCTACCGTCTTAGCCTTCTTGACCAGACGTGGATTAAATGCCCAACCTAGCGAGTAGTCTTTTTTCTGGAAATCATAACAGTAAACCAAGAATCGCTCATCTTTCTTGTTTTTTGCAAGCCATTCTAAAGTGAAGTATCCGAATGGCGTTGCCACAAGTGTTTCTCCGGCCAAACACGCTTCGTCAGAGATTACTGTGATAGCCATTTCAATTTCTGGTACATTCCTGAGTCTTTCATATTCTTTGTATCGCATGGTGCGATTATTAAGACTCGTAGTATCAATCATGTCATAGGTTTGACGTAGATTGACCATGCCGCTAGGACCACCGCCGCCAGCGAATTCTCCACTTATTTGTAAGGCGTCAGCTTGCGAGATGCCTGCGCCCGAAAGTTCTTTTTTGTCTTTTCGTTTTGCCAATGCATCTTTTTCATTGGCATAAGTGAATAACTTAAAAAAATCTGACCAAATAGGCATAAATCGTCCTCTTTTAATTAAGATAGTATTACTTTAGTTATTAAATGCATTTGTTTTTTTACTTTAAGGAGATTCATGCGAAAAATCTTGTTTATAGCGAGTCATTTGGATTCTGGCTCTGACATTCTTTACAAATCTCTCAATAAAAATTCTCAAGTGCAAGGCTTTAGAGTCTCAGGCCATAACGTGTACATGCATCCTCTTAGTCTTTTGTCTTTAGTGAATTGTCGCCACAAGATGAATAACTCTTCCGCAATTTTCATGG